GGGGAGATCACCACAAAGGCCCGCCCGGTGCTGCCGAGCCACTTCAAATGCCCCCAATCCGGGGTCTCGCTGCAGGTCGAAAACCCCACTGTCTGGGTCTACCCGGAGGGTGCTGAAGACGACCCATCTCATATGAGTGAGGCCTAACTCATATGACATCGGTATGTGTGAGCTCAATAAAATCAATGTGTTACCATATGATATGTCTTTGGCGCCTATGTCATAGCCGAAGACTTCCTGAAGTCATTTTTTGTAATGATTTCAGTATATTGGCCGTTCAGGAGCAGTTAGGTGCTAAACCCCCATACTACGTATGGGGAGGCCACCCCCTGGGGTTGGCCTCTCCTCCCGTGCGTCAGGCCCAATCGCGGGGGCCACCACTTGGTGCGGATTGCATTCTGATCCGACGACGGCGGCCGGTACCGCCAAGCATCAACCGCCGTCGTCTTCCACCCGAGCAGCCAACCAGAAGAGGAGGCCGCACATGGCTGACCCGACTCTCCCTAGCGTCAATCCTGATGCAACCCTGAAAACGCCGTCACGGTCCGAACCGGCACGCACGATCCTTGCACTTGATCTCGGCACCACTACTGGCTGGGCGCTTCGTGGCTTCGACGGCCTGATCACCAGTGGCACCGCATCGTTTAAGCCCGGCCGCTATGACGGCGGCGGCATGCGCTTTTTGCGTTTCACGAACTGGCTGACAGAACTCGATAGGTTGTCCGGGCCAATCTCGGCGATTTGGTTTGAGGAAGTGCGCCGCCACGCAGGCACTGACGCGGCCCATGTCTACGGTGGGCTGATGGCCTCACTGACCAGTTGGGGCGAATTGCGCGGCACTCCCTACGAGGGAGTGCCGGTGGGCACGATCAAACGCCATGCCACTGGCCGCGGCAATGCTCCCAAAGAGGCCATGATCGCCTCGGCACGTGCCCGCGGCTACTGCCCGGCGGACGACAACGAGGCCGATGCGATCGCCATCCTGCACTGGGCCCTAGACACCCGGGGAGGTGTGGCATGAGGCTCTACCCCAAAGGTTACGGTGGCCAGCGCAGAGATCCTGAGCAGGTAAAGCGCGACGGTTGGCACGAACAGGGCCTGCTTGCTGTCAGCATCGACGATCATCGGTTAACCTGGCCGGAGCTTGCGCTGGTCGAACAGCTGGGCTCCAAGCTCTACGGCAAGCGGAGCCCGGCAAAGGAGGCGCGCCATGGTTGACCGCACCTGGACCGCCGACGACGTCGCCGATCATTTCGAGGAGGCGTTCCGAACCCTGCGCAAGCTGCCGCTGGTAAGAGTGCAGGGATATTTCAACGCCTGGCCCGACATCGTGCGGTCGGAAAAGGAGATCCTCGCGATGGAGCCGCAGCCGATGCGGGTCTGGCCTTCGACCTCTGCGATCACCCGGCTTGAGCAGACGTTCGATTGGGTGCTCTGGATTGATGAGGCCGAGCGCAGGCTGGTCTGGTGGCGGGCAGCCCGCCGCTCCTGGAAGGAGATCACCTACGAATTGGGCGTCGATCGCAGCACCGCTTGGCGGCAGCACAAGCTTGCGCTGACCAAGATAGCAGCCCGGCTAAATGCTGCAGGTGCATAAAGTGTTGCAACACTTTTCCTTTCGACATTTGCAACAAATTCATGCTATCTGAAAGGCATGATGGGGAGAGTGCGTCGGGAAGACGTATCTCCCCTTTTCTGTTCTGGACTTGGGTGGTCGAAGCAGTGCAACCGGTGATCGGCTTTCCGAAAAACTGTCTCCGCACAAAATGATCCGCCTCGCAACCCATTGAAATTGAATGGGTCCCTCCTGTTCGTGACCGTATTCGGGGGGGCGAGGCCCGAGGGTTTCCCAGTGACACCCCTGAAAACACCCGTTTCGTTTCGCTTTCACACGACACCCAACAAAACAAAGGCCTGACGGTCTGACACAACCCGCCTGAACCGAAACGGGGAGCCGACCCCATTTCGCTTTGCGAACCTCGAGTTCGCGCATCAAGCATCCTCAAGGACATCACCATGGACGTCGTCGACCTGCCGCTCGAGCAGATCATTCCCTATGCGCGCAACCCGCGCCGGAACGAGCAGGCGATTGCGACGGTCGCGGCGTCGATCCAGGAATTCGGGTGGCGCCAGCCTATCGTTGTCGACGAGGCGATGGTGGTTCTCGCCGGGCACACGCGGCTGGAAGCGGCGCGCAAGCTCGGGTTCAAGACTGCGCCGGTGCATGTGGCCAAAGGGCTGACGACGTCCCAGGCGCGGGCCTTCCGGATCATGGACAACCGTTCCAGCGAAAACGCCGAGTGGGACAAAGACCTTCTGAACCTCGAACTGGCGGATCTGCTTGAGGCGGATTTTGACCTCGGGCTGACGGGCTTCACAGACGACGAATTGAACGCGCTGATGAACAGCCTCGAGGACCGCGCCGGCCCGCAGGAGGGTGAGGACGATGTTCCAGACCCCCCCGAGGATCCGATCAGCCGCCCGGGCGATCTCTGGATCCTTGGTAACCATCGGCTGCTCTGCGGCGACAGCACCGTGGCCACGGATGTCGAGAGAGTGCTGAACGGCGTAAAGCCGCTGTTGCTTGTCAGCGATCCACCGTACGGTGTGGAATACGATCCCAGCTGGCGCAACCAGGCGGGCGCGGCCAAGACCAAACGCACGGGCAAGGTGCTGAATGACGACCGCGCTGACTGGCGCGAGGCCTGGGCGCTCTTCCCCGGCGACGTCGCCTACGTCTGGCACGGTGCTTTGCATGCAGCGACAGTGGCCGAAAGCTTGGAGGTCGCAGGCTTCACCATCCGGTCCCAGATTATCTGGGCCAAGGATCGGCTTGTCCTGAGCCGGGGTGATTACCACTGGCAGCACGAGCCCGCTTGGTATGCCGTGCGCAAATCCGGCAAGGGCCACTGGGCCGGGGACCGCAAGCAGACGACGCTCTGGCAAATTGCCAACAAGGATCAGGACGAGAAAACCGTCCACGGGACGCAGAAGCCGGTGGAATGCATGCGCCGCCCGATCCTGAACAACTCGAGCCCGGGTCAGGCAGTCTATGAGCCCTTCATGGGATCAGGAACTACGCTGATTGCGGCCGAGACGACTGGCCGCGTCTGCTACGGCATCGAGTTGAATCCGGCTTACGTTGATGTGGCGGTTGCGCGCTGGCAGAAATTTACAGGCAAGCAGGCCATTCTTGACGGCGGAGAGCAGACGTTCGATGCCCTGAAAACTAAACGTGTGGCCGCATGAAACAGTCCCGTCTCATGTCGATGGTTGAGGCCATCACCAACGTGGTCGTCGGCTATGGCGTCGCGGTTCTGACGCAGATACTGATCTTTCCGATCTTTGGGCTGCAAACGACGTTGGGACAAAATCTTGCTATGGGCGGGATATTCACGATCGTCAGCCTGCTCCGATCGTTCGCTCTGCGGCGGTTCTTTGAGTCCTTCCGCGTTGCCGAGCGACGCAGTTAGATCAGGCCGAGGCCTTTCAGGCAGCTGGCTGTGTCCATCAGCTGATGGGTCGGGACCTCGACCGTGATGGTGAAGCTGTCCGCAAAGGTTCTGCAGTAAACGCCGCCATCGTCCATCAATGCCATTTCGATCTCCTCAAGGACGACGGTTATGCGGCTGCGGTCAAAATGCTCGGGCAGGTTTCGGATGGGGAAGCGAATGCTGGTGGTTTCCATGGGGTTCACTCTGCGTGCTCGCCTTCCTTGAAGGCGCTGTCGGTGATGCGCTTCAGGAGCTCGGCGTAGTAGTCAAGGTTGCCGACATGGCCCCAATGAACCTCGTCGGGGTGGGTGTCGAAGTGATCGTCGCTCAGCGCCTGTAGCCGCGCGAGCATCGTGTCGATCGCGGCCTTCTTGGCGATGAACGCGTCTTGGGCTGTCGGGCGGTGGCTCATCTGGAGGCGTCCTGAATGCGTTTTCTGCTGTCTTGAGCTTCGCTCTAGTGGTCAGGCTTATCCAGTGAGTTCGACGCAATTACATATAGTTAATCGAAGGTTCGGGGGCGCGCATGTCGACAGCCACACAGCCCATCGGCGTGATCGCGCGGCTGCTCGACCTTTCGGAACGGCGGGTCCAGCAACTGAGCCGCGAGGGCGTGATCCCGAAAGCTGAGCGTGGCCAGTATGATCTGATCGGGTCTGTGCGTGGCTATGTCCGCTATCTGCGCGATCAGGCGCTGAAGGCGCAGGCGGGCGCGCCAGACTATGCCGCTGAACGTGCGCGGTTCATCCGAGCGCGGGCTGACCTCGCCGAGATGGAGGCCGAAGAAAAGCGCTGCTCCCTGATCGCGGCCGAACAGATCGAGGTGGCCTGGATCGCAGTGTTGGCGCTCTTGCGCACCCGCCTGCTGGCACTGCCGGACCGGCTGGCACCTCAGGCCTTTGAACAATCAACCGTCGGAGACACCCGGAACCTGATCCGCGCCGCCATCCGCGAGGTGCTCGATGATCTCGCGCAGCCAGACATTGAACTTGACGCCGATATTGACCTTGCAGGGGTCACCGATCCTGAAGCGGACTGTGGCGAAAGCACTGGCAGTTCTGAAGCCGCCGCCGGATCTGACGATCAGCGATTGGGCCGATCAGAACCGCCGGCTGAGCTCTGAGGCCAGCGCCGAGCCCGGCCAGTGGCGCACGAGCCGCGCCGAATACCAGCGCGGGATCATGGATGCGATTTCGGATCCGGCGGCCGAAACCGTCGTGATCATGTCGAGCAGTCAAATCGGGAAAAGTGAGTCGATCCTTAATATGGTCGGCTATCACATCGACCACGATCCGGCGCCGATCATGGTGGTGATGCCGACCGAACGGGATGCCGAAACCTGGTCGAAAGACCGCTTCTCGCCGATGGCGCGGGACACGCCCTGCCTGCAGGGCAAGATCGCCGATCCGCGTTCGCGGGATGGCAACAACAAGATCCTGCACAAGCGGTTCCCGGGCGGGCATCTGACCATCGTCGGGGCCAACGCACCCTCGGGACTTGCGAGGAGGTCGACCGCTATCCGTTCAGCGCAGGGGCCGAGGGCGACCCGGTCAACCTCGCGAAAAAGCGGACGGTGACGTTCTGGAACCGCAAGATCGTGCTCGTGTCGACGCCGACGAACAAGGGCGCGAGCCGGATCGAGGTGGCCTTTGAGGAAAGCGACCAGCGCCGGTTTTGGGTCCCGTGTCCCGCGTGTGGCGCAGAACAGTTGCTGACCTGGGGCCAGGTCAAATGGGACAAGGACGAGAACGGCGGCCACCGCCCGGAAACCGCGCGCTACCACTGCGCGGACTGCGAAGCCGTCTGGAAGGATGAGACCCGCTGGGCCGCAATCTCGAAGGGCCGCTGGATCGCGGATGCGCCGTTCAACGGGACTGCAGGGTTCCATCTAAATGAAATCTATTCGCCGTGGGTGCGGCTCGAGGCCATGGCCAAGGCGTTTCTATCGGCGCGCGCCGGTGGGGACGAGACGATGAAGACCTTCATCAACACCTCCCTCGGCGAGACCTGGATGGAAAGCGGGGAGGCCCCGGATTGGCAGCGCCTGCAGGGTCTGAAGGAAGATTGGCGTGCAGGCACGGTGCCGGCGGGCGGGTTGTTCCTGACTGCCGGGGTCGACGTCCAGAAAGACCGGATCGAGGTTGATGTCTGGGCATGGGGCAAAGGCCTGCAAAGCTGGCTCATTGATCACATCGTCATCGACGGCGGCCCGGGCGATCAGGCGTGCTGGCAGAAACTGACTGACCTACTCGGCCGAACTTGGGTTCACGCTAGTGGCACGCCGATGACAATCGCGCGGCTCGCGATCGATACCGGCTATGAAACCGCAGCCGTCTACGCTTGGGCGCGTCAGGTTGGCTTTGCGCAGGTCGCACCTGTTAAGGGCGTTGAGGGCTTCAATCGGGCAAGCCCGGTGACGGGGCCGACGTTTGTCGACGCGACGATCGCGGGCAAACGTCTGCGCAGGGGGGCGCGGCTTTGGACCATCGCCACCTCGACTTTCAAGGCCGAGACCTATCGTTTCCTGCGGCTCGATCCGCCGGAGATCACCAGCCCGGGGGATGGGGAGCGGTTTCCTCCCGGCTTTCTTCATCTGCCGGGCTGGGTCGACGCTGAATGGCTGAAACAGCTCACGGCCGAGCAGTTGGTGACGGTCAAGAACAAGCGCGGGTTCGCTAAGCTCGAATGGCAAAAGCTGAGGGAACGCAACGAAGCACTCGACTGCCGTGTCTATGCGCGGGCAGCCGCTTGGATCCTCGGAGCCGATCGCTGGTCAGACGCGAGGTGGGAAGAACTCGCGGCGCAGTTTGCGGTCGCTGATGGCAGGGGCACGGCCTCTACCACAGGCCCGCAATCTGTACGCAACGCACAGGTGCGCCGCGTTTCGCGGTCAACATACATGGGATGAGTTTGGGCATGGCGGATCTGGCGACACTGAAACTCCGCCGGGAGGCCCTAACCTCGCAGCGCGCCTCGGGCGTTGCTCGCGTCAGCTACGACGGCAAAACGGTGGACTATCGCAGCCTTGCCGAGATCGACCGGGCCATCGAAGCGCTCGATCGTGACATCGCCTTGGCAGAGGGCCGGCGGATTGTGCGGCAGGTGCGCGTGACAACGGCCAAGGGGCTCTGACAGAGATGGGGATGTTTGACCTGTTTCGCCGCTCCAAGCCAGGCGGCCCTGAAGCCATGCGCGCGCGTCTCGAAGGGGCGATGGCCAAGCGCCGCCTGCGCGGCTGGAACCCGCCGCTCGAAAACATCAATGCGTTGGTCGCCTCTGGCGGGCCCAGACTGCTGGCCCGCTCGCGTGAACTGGTGGTGACCAACGGCTATGCCGCCAATGCTTGCGAGGCTTTCGCAGCAAATCTCGTCGGCGACGGCATCAAACCGTCTTCGCTCATTACGGATGCGGCACTGCGTGACCGGGTCCAGAAGCTCTGGCTCGCCTGGACTGACGAAGCCGATGCCGATGGGCTGACCGATTTCTACGGCCTGCAGGCCATGGTCGCGCGCGAGATGTTTGTTGCGGGCGAGTGCTTCGTTCGCCTTCGGCCCAGACGGGCGGAAGACGGGCTGCTGGTTCCACTGCAATTGCAGCTTCTGCAATCCGAGATGCTGCCGTTTGA